CTCCGCAGTATCGTTGCTGGTCACGAAAGCAGCCGATGTCGCCCGGCTGGTGCGAGGTTCATCCGATTACGCGCGGATGGTCGCGAAACGCCGCTTGAGGCGGCGAGTCTTACGCACGAAACGCAACGCTACTCTGGCTTGTAATCCTTGAAGGGACGGTCGTGGCCCGCGGCGACTTCTCTCGTCGCATCCGCCCTGAGCGCGAGTTCATCGAGACGATGCCAGAACGCGTTGCAGTCGCGCTTGGCGTTACCGGCGACCGCCGCATCATGATTGCCGAGCAGCGTCGTGAGATGCCGACGGAGGGCGCCAATGCGGTCGAGGCAATCGTAAACTTCGTGTGCCCGAGCAATCGCGCTTAGGCGTTTCATTTCGGCGTCGAGGCTCATTGCATCCCTGCGATTTGTGGGTTGACGGGTAACCCGCCCGGCATTCCTGACGGAGGCGGTAAGGCTGCGTTCTGTTGCGGCAACGGTTGCTCGGGTTGCTGCTGATCGTCTGGATCAGGCGGAGACTGAGGCGGTGACGCGTTCTCCGCGTATTGCTCGATTGTCGGTTGTCGATATTGCAGCGGGAACATGTTCAACGCCTGCATTGCGGCCATCATGTCAGGTGCTGCTGGCGGAGCTTGCGGGATGGTGTTGCCCATCTCGTCCATCATCGGCTTCTGCTGCTGTGGCGTGAACGCCTTCGCGAGCGCCGCAACGGCCTGGGCTCTCTGATACTCGGCTTGCGCCACGTTCTTGTCGACCGTCGATGCCTGAACCAGCTGTTCGAGCCGAGCCATGCGCTGCTGCATCTGCTGCACAACCGGGTCCGGCTGTGTCGCCTCGTCGATCATCTTGAAGAGACGTTCCTTATTCGGTGCGTTCGAGAGTTCGATCAGCACTTTCGGCGGAACCGCATTCGGACCAAGCTGCGAAAGCGTCTGCAGCAACTCCTCGTTCATCGTGATGACGTCCGGGCCTTCTTCCATGATGATGTCGACATCGATCATGGCGACGACGTTCTGGCTCACAGCCTGCCCGGTCTGAGGGTCGATGTTGTACTGGTTGAGCCCGATGAACTGCGGAGCGTCGTTCTCGTCCGTGATCCTGATCCACTTCTCAGCGGTCCAGGACTGCTTGATGCGCGACCAGAGCTTGCGATAGACGCGCAGCTTCCAATCCCTGTTGCGCTCGAACACGGGAGACAATTCGGTCATTCCCGAGTCACGCTGAGCGAGGATCGCTCGTCCCGACTGATCTGCGACACCGCCACCCTTGCCGATAAGGCCAGGATTTGGCCCGAGGTTTTCGAGTGAAGCCTGCGCCTGCTCGAGCAATTGCAACTGCCCGGCAACGTCCATCGAGTGGTCGACAATGCCGACCTCGTTACCCCAATCTCCGTCGTGCTCGATCATGCCGTCGGGCTTCGCGAGTTCTGATCGCGTCTTGTCGACGTCTTCGAGCGTGCCACGGCGGAAGTGAAGCTGCTTGGTCGTGAACAGGTGCAAAGCCTTGGACCGGCGATGGTTAGCCTCGTCCTGCATCGGCTTCATGCTGCGGATTGGGCCGTAACGGTTGCCTCTCTCGTCCACATAAGGCGACCAGGCCGCGTACGGGCAATCCGGCTTTCCTTCGTCATCGAGATACGGCGAAACTCCCCCGTCGAGCATCACTTCGCCGACGAAGTAGCAATACGTCCACCCCCGCGGTGTCTTCTCCCAGAACTCGACAACGCGAACGCGGCGGCTTTCGAACTCCGCCCATGCCGTCTCCTGGTTCTGATCGACACGGGAGAGAATTCCGCCGGCGGCAACACTGTCGATGATCTGCTGGAGCTGTTGCGCCTTGTCCGGCCATTTCTCCTTGGCGTCGTCGATGTCCATCCAAAGATGCAGGCCCATGTAGCGCGCATCTTCGAAGTCTGGACGTTTCGAGCGAGGGTCGTAGAAGAAGCGATCGCTCTGAACGGATTTGATCTCGGGATCAGGTCCGGTCATGCCCTGCTTGATGCCGACGAAGCAGACGCCAATCCCCCGCACCAGACCGTCATGCGTTCCGGCCGACCCTACGAACTCCCAACGGTTGATGTCGCAGGCATAACGCATGCCTGCCGTCGCAACGTCTGCCGACTGCTCGTCATTCGGCGTGCGCGGATAGCCTTTTGGGTCACGGCGCATGCGCTGCTCGACGCCGACGAGGAAATCAATCTTGCGCGCAATGCGGTTGTCGAAGATCGGCGCCTGACCGCGCTTTCTGAGCTTCCGGGCTTCTTCCTCTGTCCAGTGCCCCGTGCTGTTGTAGTAGCCCTCATGGACAAGCTGCTCGTTGATTTCAAACTGCTTGTTCGTCTCGTAGGCCGTGAACCATTTGCGGTATCGGCCAAGGTCGGGCGTGAACGCTTGCGCCTCTGCCGGAACGAGGGCGGTGCTTGGAGTCATCGAGACTTCCATCCGTCGCTATTCCTATCCTCGTTCAATCGCTTGTAGCCGCTGGCTTGGGCCGTCGTGGGTGCTGGCGCCTTCCGAGACCATGGACGTGACATGCAGGCGTACCGCCCCTCGTCGCCCGCGTGGTCTTCACCGTCCGTATCGATGTCTTCCGGCCTTGTTTGGTCGTGTTGCAGAGCTGGCACTGTCCGAATGAAGTCCAGACAGTTCGAGAAGACCGCCATCATTGGCCGTCCCTCCTCGTCGCCGATCATCCGTTGTCGAACCTGATCCCAACCGCCCATTGCTCCGCGAGCCGGCACTCGTGCATTGTCAGCACGCCGGAAGAGCAACGACCTGTTCTTCGATCTCGCTGCATCGCGCATACGATCTGCTATCGACGGTCCGCCATCGGCTGTGAACGCTGCCGGATCAAGGACGCGGTAATCGATCTTCTCCGTTGTCGGCTCGCGGTCGACCAAGCCAAGAGCGACCTGCTCCGCCGTAAGCTTTAAGCCTGTGTTCGGCTTCCCTGTCTGCATCCCGTACCATTCGCGGTAACGCACAAGGCATCCGCGCGGCAGAACGATCTTGCGCCCCAATGCTGTCTCGGCCTCGAAGTCGTCGCTTACGACGGTCCACCATCCGAAGCTGAACGGCTTTGCTGATCCCCAGTCACCAGACATCAGCTTCGTCCAAAGCTCAGGCACGGCAAATGGCCGGATCACGTGCCGTTCAGTTGCCCAGCAATCGAAGAACGCGCCTTCAATGACGTCCCAGTCGCCAAATCGCATCGCCTGGACGAGTGATTTTGACCCCAGTCCCGAAAGCTTCTGCTCATAGCCGGGATCGTCCGTCGTCATTGACGGGTTGTCTTCGAGAACGGCGCGTATGAACTGGCGCTTCATGCCTCCGTCTTCGGGCTCCATGTCCCTTACGGCATAGCTTTCGGCACCATCAACGAAGGTCGACTTAACCCAGAGATGACCGACGTTCCCAGGGTTGGCGCCCGCGAGAATACGGGGAAATCTGCGCTTCCAAGCCTCTTGCAGCTTCAAGCCCACCATGCGAACGCGGGAGCGGAGAAAGCGATACATGCTTTCGGTGAAGTGCGTGAGTTCGTCGATCAGCAGGACGTGTATTTCGGCGCCCTGATATTTGTAGATGTCCTTCTCATCCTTGCAGTGGCAGAGATAGATCTTCGATCCGTTCCAAAATCTAATCTCATCATCAACAATGCGGACGAACCCGCACAGAACCCACGGCGCCAGCATAGCGCGAAAGCCTTTCGGGCCTTCCATGTGGTTCTTGATCAGATCTTCGCGAACGCGGCGGAACAGATAGACCTGCAATCCTGGTATCGCTGAGCACCAGAGCGTTGCCGCGACACGCACAAGGTGCGATTTTCCCCCGCCTGCAGCACCCCCGTACAGAACCTCTGTCGCATCCGTTTCAAGCGCGAGCGCCTGCTTCGGATGAAGCGTAAGATTAATCTCTGGCGATAAAATAGAGGTACTCGTCGAAAAACGAGACGAACTGCGGTTTCGTCGGATCCGGCATCGTCGTGATCAGATCAAACGATCGACCGTTGCGCCTGACCCGTCTCCAAGTCGCGCTCCCTGTCGAGGAGCAGACACAAACGGTCTTCCCTGCCTGCAGGTAAGCCTCTTTGGCCATGCGCATCGCTTCGCTTTTCCCGGTCATCGAGGAATTCCTATTCTTTTCTCGAGAGAGAGATATTGAGCACAGGGACGAGCGGGGCGCCGTCTTTGCCAGTCAGTTCGTTCTTGTCGACGACCAACCCATGAAGCTTGGCTTTGCCCATAGTTGCCGACACGGCGGCGCTGGCTTGTCCTTCTTGCTTCGCCAGGTTGCGGGCCTCTTCGAGCTCTATCGTGAGACTTTCAATCGTCACGTTATGCTTTTCGCGGGCTTCCGCCTGAAGTTCATGAAGCCTTGTCTGAACCTTGTCTTCAGCCAGCATCTTTGATGCCCTCGGATGAACGGTCGTGTCCTTCCAATTCACCGCTGCCGGCTTTGCCCTGCGAAAGGCTTCAGACGCATTGCCGGTCGCGTGATATTCTTGGACAAACCGCTCTCTGGCGGGGTCGAGCATCATCTGTAATCCCTGCAGCAACAATCATGGTCCGCAAAGCGAGATGCCTGGACGTTGAAGCTGCCCTCTATCGCTCCAGCGCCAGATCCCGTTGACACCCAGCGATAACACCAGCGTCCGCCATGATCCGGCGTAAGATCCAGGAAGTAATTGCCGATCGATGCCTTCTGCAATTCGACATCAGTTCCGTAGGCATACGTTTGCTTCTTTCCGCACGGTGAAAAGATCTGAGCCTCGACCGTGTCAGGATCAACGAAGTTTCCCGTGGCCTGATCTTGGAATGCTGTCGTCAGTCTCAACGGCTGGCCTGGTGCTATCTTTCCCGGTGTTATCACAGGCGACCTCCGCCAACGCTAATATGCGTGAGAGACGACCCCCTGGCTTGGGTTCTTCCAATGTTGGCCCCTGCCATCGTCATCGTTCTTTTTCCGCTGAAAGCTGCTGGAGTGTTGGCGTACCCACCGTCACCGATCCGCGCTAGAACTCTCGCTGCAACATGGGCCGTTGCGATAAGCGACGAATCCTCAAGAACTATTCCCAGAACGGCCTGGGGATCTCGCGCCATCGTTGCCGACAGCGTCGCATCGTCAAGAACCGTCCCCACCCCACCCGCTATGTCGAGTGAGCCTGTCGCGGCGATAGTGATGTCAGAAAGCGTGATGGCGGCACTACCCGTGAGAGCGAGTGCGCCAGTTGCTATTAGAGTTGCGTCGCCGAGTGTTGCACTGACCTGGCCGCTGATCGCCAGCGTCCCGGTTGCATTGCCTGTCGCATCATCAAGCGTGACCGCGAGAAACCCTGTGTTCCCCGTGTCGGTATTGATAACGCCGCCAATCGGCGCGCCAATGTAATTACCGATCATGCGCCGTGGCTTCTGGCAGTGCGTTGGTCATGAAGGCCAAGGCGATGCGGGAAGCATCGCGATGAGTTCAGGGATTGTGGGCTGTGGGATCGCGCCAGACTGTACGTCTGCGAGAATGCCGAAGACCGTCGGCCACAAGGGGTCGCGCCACGTTGTGAATGCGTCGGCATCCGCCGCATATGCCTCCACTGCGCTGCCTTTGTAACCCGCGAGCGAGACACCGCTGTCGTAGTCCTTGGCGCGCGCGACAGCGTCGATGTGACCCTGGATCGCTTGCTTGTAGTCCGCAATCGTTTCTTGGCGTTCGATCATCACGACACGGTCGCCCTCGACGCGGTGTTCTGTGATCATACGTATTGGCCTCCGGTTGCGGATGTGCCCGCTGTTGGCCCTGGATACGTGTTGCCGCTATTCGCGATCGTCGCGTTCATCGTGACATCGTATTTCTTGCCACTCGTCACGGAACCTGAGAACGTCTCAACGCCGTTGCGAAGGTTCGCGCCGTTGGTCGCGTAAGCCCAGGTGATGAAGGTCGGATTGCCCGTGAGCGTCGTGGTTGTTCCGCCCCCGTAGTAGACGGCGTTGTTATCGATAAAGATGTGATATCCGAACGATGATGCGCTCACTGTTTTGGTGGCGCCGTTGTACGTGATGCGGCCGCCAGATCCGCAATAAATCTGAATGCCGTTACCTGCCGCGTTGCCCCAATCCATAATGCCGATAGAGACCGCCGCGCCCGTCACGAGAAACTGGATCGCACCTCCAGACGTGACTGTCTTGAACCCCGTGACGCTCCATCGCCCGACGATATTGTCAACACGGATGGCTGAGCCGCTGGCCGGGTTCAGAACGACGTTAGCGGGCGTCGTGGTGTCACCTTGGAGCGTCGCGAGTCCCGCTCCTACTGTCGACTTCAGCACGAGATTTTGCGTGTACGTTCCCGCTCCGACCTGGATGGTGACGTTGTAAATCGACAAGTCCAGCGACCCGACTGTGTCGATCGCTTTCTGAATCGTCAGAAACGCGCCGCCGCTCGTATTTGCGAGACCCGTGTTGCTGTCAGAGCCATCGGTTCGCACGTAGTATGTGCGGTTCGCAGTCAGAACTGCGCGCGGAGCATAGCCCGCATCCTTCAACAGATCCCCAGCCGAAGAATCCCAAAGAGCTATATTCCCGACTGTGGCGCTCCCGGGTCCTCGAACCTGAAGCGCAGCAGGGACGTCGTTCGCAATGTCCTTCGTGCCGGCAGAGAAGTTGACGGCCGCGTTCGCGTTTGAACTGGCAAGGACCGTGTCCCTGACGAGCGTCGTCGACGCCGAGAGGTGGCCGGTTCCCCGCTCCCATTCCGCTGCGGCTTGGTTCGATATGAAATAGTCGAACTTGTTCGTACCGCCGGTGCCGAACTCATCATTGAACGTGCGCTTACCGTTGACAGCCGACAACGTGATGTCGCCAGTCCCGGTAGACGTCGACTGTTGGTGGATGAGATCGCCGGGGGCGGGCATCAGCCGTTGCCATCCGTCAACGTGAATGCCGTGACCGTGAAGCTCTGTCCCGTTACAAAGGACGTGTTATCGACAGTCATGTCTCCGCCACCGCCTGTAGCGGTGATTGACCCCTGCATATGCTGGGTCGTTCCGTCAGAAGCATAGAGCCGGAAATGTGCCGCCGTACCGGTGTTGTCAGCGGATGTGTCCTGCCAAGTGCCGGACTTCGATTTCGAGCCAGACGCCGCGTTGGCCATCCAATCAGATGGCAGCGAGAGGGTCGCGAGAACGGTTCCGGAATCGGCATCGGTAATGTTGGTCGGCGCAGCACCGGAGCGGATCTTCAGAACAGCCGATGTTCCAATCGCCGTTTCCAGAGCATCGAGCCGGGCATTGCGGACCGCCACGGAGAATTTAACTGCCATCAGAGGGCCTTCATCAACCAGCCGGCGGCCGCAACCTCAATCCCGGGATGCGCGAACGCCTGAATGCCGAGATTGATGTTGAAAAAGAACATCGCCAAGCCGAGCGCGCACACGACGCGCCCGGCCAAGTGGATGATCTGCATGAAGTCCATGTTCTGAATGTTCATGCAAACGCTCCCAGCGGATTGAGACGGGCTTGAGCCGCGCGCGCCGCGTGGGTAATACGCTCCCGATCTCGTTCTACTGCCGCCAGTGCTTCCGCTCCGCGCGGATCAAGGTAGTTCGTCACGTAGGTCGTGTTGTCGGGTTCCTGGCCCCAGACCTTGCGATAAGCCCAGCGATAGGTGCGCGACAGGAAAGACCATTTCCGGCGCGGTCCTTCCGCCGTCAGGCGCGCCGCTTCATCGCGCATAGATCCGAACGAGATGAACACCGAAATGACGAGAACCGAGATCAGGCCCGTCAACTGCTGCGCGCGGCTTTCGCTCATGCCGCCCCAGTCCGTCAGCATGAACAGGTCGGCGCGATCCTCAGAGGTCACGACCTTCGTGCTCGATGCTTCGCTGCGGGCGCTGACGACTTCCTGCTCGAGACGCTTCACGTCCTGATCCGCGGCGTTGGCCGCCTCGATCAGAGCCGGGTGCGTATCAGCCCACGAAAGAGCGGCCTTCGCATCGTTGTAGTCGGCGCAGTACTTCCGGGTCTGCGGACCTTTGGTCGTCTGGCACTCGTTCGTCAGATTCCAGTACCGAGTGTTCGATTTGATCTTCGCTATCAAGGCTTCGGCCTGACCACGGTCGGTGATCTTCTGGCCATCGACGACAGGGATCGTCTCCCAAGCGGCATTGTGCTTTTCCTGGGCGGCGTTGCGGGCTTTCTTCAAGGCGTCCTGAGCCATGTCGAGACGCGTGCGGGCATCCGCCGAGTGCACGAATGCCGCCTTCTGAATGTTCGTCTTCTCAGCCTGCCCCTCAGCCGCGGCGCCGATCCAGTTGAAGATCGAGAACGAGAAGGCAGCAACCCAGATGGTGAGGTTGCAGAACATCGAGAAGGGCTTGGCTTCCCAGAAGGCCCGCATCATCGAGCGGGACGCACTCATCTCGTAGAGCAGACCGGCGATGCCGAGCGAGCAGCCGAACAGCACCATGAAGCTCGGCACGTCGACGCCGTTCTTCTTCAGGATCGTGACGACGCCAGCGAAGAAGACGAGGCCAATGGCGATGCGATCAAGATTGATCCGGGAGGCCGGCCGCGAGACTGCGGAAAAGAGGCCGGAGACAGCCGGGATCAGGCCCCGGCGGGCCGGCGCAGGAATGGTGCTCATGTCGGGGGCTCCTGAGATAGGAGGTGAATTTGCAAAAACAGAACCCCCGCCGCCGCGCATCCATGGCGTTGGATCGGGTGCCAGAGCATGTGTCGTGACAATCCCGGGAAGGAGACAGTCGCGGCGGCAGGGATTTCAGAATTTTGGGGGGTCGTTTTGCTCGCATTTCCGGATTCGGCGGCCCGGATTGCGGGTACCACCGTTGGAAATGCGAGCCTGGCCTTGCGATACTGGGCTTTGTTAAGCTCGCGGTCGGCCGACAAGAAACAGAAAAAGCCGATACGCCACGATATCAATCGAACCTAGCAAAGAGATGATTTGCCCGCGCGGTCAAGAGCTAATCCAACGGTCCGCGACGCACACCGTAAGCTCGTGTCATCCCGTCAACATTCCGGTTCTTCCAGCGATCCGCACAAAGGACCTTCTTTTTGGTCGACGGCGGCTGGTACTCTCCGATCTCTGGGCGGGCGAATTCGCCGAACTCTTGCTCAGCAGCAGATTTGTAGGCATCTGCCGCCTCGTTGAGCGTGCCGAATGTGCCGAGATATCTCTTCTTGCCGCCAACCGTAATATG